CGAACAGGTACATGTTGCCTGTAATTCTCTCGTCTGTTCTGCTATGGGTCTACGCCCTAGTAATTCTTTGGACAAACTTAGGAAGGCCACAATTAATTGGATCTTTCAACCACTAGGTATAAATACTACCGATAAATATTTGGACAAAAATTTTTGGCTGGATTCATCAGACCGATTAATGTATGAGGGCAAAGCACCTCAACTTTCTGAGACCAGAGCAGCCAGAATGCCCGCCTTTTTTGAACATGCAAACACAAATCTCCCACAGTACGCTTAGTTTTAATTCAGAAAAACTAGAAAAATTAATTGAAGATTTAGAGAATCAATTTCCACCTCAAACAATCCATCCAAAAGAAGATATTAATTCTATTATGTACAGAGCTGGACAAGCTAGTGTAGTAGAATATGTAAAACAATCATTAGAATAATATGTGTGTATTCAAAGCACAAAAACCTACTTCGATGCCAGTACCACCTGCTATTGCACCAAGGGTAGCGAAAGATACTTCACTACCAACTAAGAAAGAGGTAGTTGATCCCGATACTAAAGCTGATATAGCTTATGGTACAGGTCAAAAGAAAGCTGGACCTGCAGCTGGTAAGAAAACAGGTACTGATGCCTTAAAGATTAATCTAAATACAGGAGGAGCAACAGGAGCATCAACAGGAGGAGCAAATGTATAAGGCAAGCGAACGTTACAGCCAACTATCATCAGGACGCTCTCAGTTCTTAGATACAGCTGTCGAATGTTCAGAACTAACCTTGCCTTATTTAGTACAGCATGATCTAAGACAGAAGGGTGGTAAGGTACATCTAACACAACCTTGGCAGTCAGTTGGTGCCAAAGCGGTAGTTACATTAGCAGCTAAATTAATGTTAGCATTGTTACCACCACAGACAAGCTTCTTCAAACTACAAGTCAGAGATGATAAGATAGGAGACGACTTAGATCCAGCAATGAGAAGTGAATTAGATTTATCCTTTGCTAAGATAGAAAGGATGATACTAGATTACATTGCTGCACAAAATGATAGAGTAGTAGTACATCAAGCATTAAAACATCTGATTGTATCAGGTAATGCTCTTATCTTTATGGGTAAGGAAGGACTAAAACACTATCCACTCCAGAGATATGTTGTAAACAGAGATGGTAATGGTAACGTAATTGAAATAGTTACTAAAGAAATAATCAGTAGAAAGGTACTAGGTATTGAACCTAAACCCTCGTACCCTAATGACCCTAATAGACAGGGAACAGGTTCAGATGAAGACGACGCAGAAGTATACACATGCGTTAAGATGGAACCCAAGAGTGGTCGTTGGATCTGGCATCAGGAAGTAGATGATATGATCATTCCTGATAGCCGTAGCACAGCACCAAAGAAGGCAAATCCATGGTTAGTTCTTCGATTCAATACAGTAGATGGAGAAGACTACGGACGAGGTAGAGTAGAGGAGTTCTTAGGAGATCTTAGATCACTTAACGGACTATCACAAGCTCTCGTCGAAGGGTCAGCAGTAGCTAGTAAGGTAGTATTCTTAGTATCACCTTCAGCTACAACTAAACCACAGACATTATCTAAAGCTGGTAACGGTGCCATCATTCAAGGAAGGCCAGAAGATGTTGGAGTGGTGCAAGTAGGTAAGACTGCTGACTTCCAGACAGCTTCACAGATGATGATAGGTCTAGAGAAAAGAATATCAGAGGGTTTCTTAATACTTAATGTCAGAGACTCCGAACGTACTACAGCAGAAGAAGTACGCATGACTCAGTTAGAGTTAGAACAATCCCTTGGTGGGTTATTCTCACTTCTTACGGTGGAATTCCTCATTCCCTATTTAGATAGGACTCTGCTAGTATTACAGAGATCAAATGAAATACCTAAGTTACCTAAAGAATATGTAAGACCACGTATCGTAGCTGGTGTTAATCAGTTAGGTCGCGGTATGGATGCAGCAGCATTGACACAATTCATGGGTACTATAGCTCAGACATTAGGTCCAGAAGCTATACTTAAGTATGTAAATCCTGGTGAAGCTATCAAACGATTAGCAGCATCACAAGGTATAGATGTACTTAATCTTGTTAAGACTGATGAACAGTTAGGACAAGAGATGCAGCAAGCACAACAGATGCAAGCACAACAATCATTAGTAGATCAAGCAGGTCAACTAGCAAATTCTCCAGCAATGGACCCTTCAAAAGATCCTGAAGCTGAAGGAAGAATTAATAATTTAACACAAGCAATGCAACCACCAGAGTAAATGGCAGAAACATTAACAGTAGATCCTACACCAGAAGCAGAGGTATCTGGAGAAGTTGAGGGTGTATCCTTAACAGCTGAAGAGCAAGATTCCCTGCAAGTAGGAGAACAGATACAAGAACAACAAGAACAGTTATTTGCTGGTAAGTATAAGTCAGCAGAAGAATTAGAGAAAGCCTATGGAGAACTTCAAAAGAAACTTGGAGACCAAGGTACTGAAGATAGCGGAGAAGCTGGGGACACCGAAGGTAGTACAGAGGTGGAGTCAGAAGAAACTACAGAAGAAGCGGAAGAAGCTTCACCACCTTCTGCAGCGGCTGAGTTAATAACGTCAGCTTCTAATGAGTTTAGTGAGAAAGGAGAACTTACAGCTGAGACTATAGCTAAGTTCTCTAGCATGAGTAGCCAAGAATTAGTCGAAGCATACATGCAAGTACAAGGTCAACTACCACAAGCTTCACAAGAAGCAGAGGTAGCAGACATTAGTACTGCTGTAGTGAATGAGGTTAAGAATGCTGCTGGTGGAGAGACAGCTTATAATAATATGGTACAGTGGGCTGGTGAGAATTTAGAGCAAAGTTCTATCGAAGCTTTTGATACTATAATAAATTCAGGTAGCGTTGATGCTATCAAACTAGCAGTCTCTGGACTCAAAGCACAGTATGAAAACTCAAATGGATATGAAGGTACAATGTTAACAGGTAAAGCACCCACCGATACAAAAGATGTCTACCGTAGCCAAGCAGAATTAGTTGCAGCTATGAGTGATAGAAGGTATGATAACGACCCTGCTTATAGGCAAGATGTTATCGCAAGACTAGAACGATCTGACAACTTGGAGTTTTAACATGGCAGAATTACCAAAGATTAAAAAGAATCTGAAAGGAGAAATCAAAGGTACTATTAAAGGTACCCGTGGTGGAAGTAGAAATGATTTGAAGAATCCTAACTGGAGATTACAAGCTAAAAAGAAAACTAACTCGGTAAATGTATAATGGCTGACGCTAACAAAGATGCACTCACACCTGCTCAAGTAAAATTGTTGCAGAAGACTTTACCTAATACTAGTCCTTATAAAGATTTTAGAAATTACAAAGGTAAAGGAAAAGGTTTAGCACAGAAACCTGTACTAGATTCAAAAGATATTTACGGAGCATAACTATGGTATATGATCCTCTAAGAAAAAGTCACGGAGCCTTTGACAAAGCTGTTAAAGATGCAGCAGGTGACGTACAAAAACTAAAGGATGCTATTAAACTGTATCCTAAAAAAGCAAAAAGCAAGAACAGCAATAAAGGACCAGCTCCTGCATAAGTATATCGTGGCGACCTGAACTTTCATCCTCGCCCATTAACATACTCATTTATTTTAATGAACGACACAGAAGTAATTGCACTTCAAACTCCTATTGAATACACTATGAACGACAACGCTGAACTTCAAAATGGACGCTGGGCTATGCTCGGCATTGTGGCAGCTCTAGGAGCATACGCCACGACTGGACAAATCATCCCTGGAATATTTTAATGAAAAAAATCACTCTAGCTCTCGCAGCTACACTATTCTCCAGCCCTGTATTGGCTGGACCTTACGTTAACGTAGAAACCAAAGCTAAATACACAGGTTCAGACTATAAGTCTAGAGCTACAGACCTACACGTAGGTTATGAAAACAAACTTAACAATCTTGCATATTATATCCAAGGTGGTAAGACAATTAATGCTGCTGATGGCGTTGATTCTGAGTCTAATTTCTCTGGCAAGCTTGGTGCTAAGCTCCCAGTTACAGATAAAATTAAACTTAATGGTGAAGTATCTTTCGCACAAGTGGAAGACGCTGAC